TTAAATAAACGTGTCGTTTAACTGCGTGGCGATTTCATGGATTGAATCCGCTTCTGTATTCAAGGCAGAAACTGCCCATTCCAAATATTTTTGTTGCATGACTAACTTGCACCTTTCCAATTTGTGTTTTCAACAAGAGGGCAGATTATAAACTTTTCTGCTCACATTGAAACTGTATCATTAGTTCAACAAGCCCATTTTCAGGCTGCATCAAAATATTTATATATATCATATGGTTATTTTAATGATGCTACGCGCGAAATTCTCCCCACATTTTGCAAGATAAACCCACTTACTATTTATTTCATACCGTGCAACAAAGTTTCAAATCCTGCTTATTGCAAGCAGGATTTTTTACAACTGTGCAAATTGAGCAATCTCATCGCTGGCTATTACCATAAACCAAAGGCATCATGCAGTCATCAATTCGGGTGGCGTAGCGTGCAGGCGTGGGGAATGGTGCTCGTTACACCGCCACGCAGCCGTTTTTGTTTTGTCTACCCTGTCTGTGTTTCAGACAGGGTTTTTGCTATTTCAGGCTGCCTGAAAGCTGTTTCGCCTAAACCGTGCAGGCTGCTTTAAATCCAACACCGCTGCACACCATTCGCTGCAAAACCATTTTTTCACGTTTTGGCGCAAGGCAGGTAAGGCAATCCCCAAACATCCAGCCCAATCGTACTTCGCACCTTTGGTTTGGTCATAAAAATCCTGCACGCGCTGCAAAGACAAATTGGGCAAGGCGATTAAATCCCATTTTTCGGACGGCAAGGGCATCAATTTATAGCGCACACCGCCGTCTCGAATGGAACTGGAATAGCAGCTATATACGCCATTTTCTTTGGCAATGGCGATTTCGCAATGGCTGTATTTGGCGGATTAGCCAGTCGGACAATCGGGCTAGGGCAACGCGCGGTGCGTACCAATGTCCGTTGCGGTGTCCTTGGTATAAAGCTAGGTAAATCATACGCCCTCCTTATAAATTTCCTGCCAGCCGCCCGAAAAGTCGTAATCCAGTGGATTATCGCTTGCCAACATGGCGGCTCGGTGTTGTTCGGCATTGGCAAAATCGGCGGTTTCGTGCAGTACCATTGCGCCGAGAATTTCGCTCAACAAGGCTTTGCTCATGGGGACAAAATTGTTGTCCATGGTTTTCCATTGCAGGCTGCTTGGCATTTGTGGCATGGTTTGCAGGGCGATGTATTGAATGCGGCTGGCATCGTCGGTATGAAACCATTTGCCCACGGACGGCACAAATACGCCTGAATGGGTGTTGTGGTAGCGCATTTGTTTGATGTTGTCCCATGCGGTGGCTTGGTTTTGTGCGTGCTGCTCGGCTTGGCGTTGGGCGTTGATTTGCCATGTTTGGCTTGTGTTGTCCCAGTCGTGCAGGCTGCTTGGGCGCGATGGCGTAACGGTTAAATCGTCTAGTATCAAGCAGCCTGCATTCAATGCACTTAATAATGCGATATGCTGTTCAGGTGTGAGATAGCCATGGCGTTTTCTGGGATTTTTGCACCGCCAAAATCGTCATAAAATGCATTATCTAAAAAATAAATTGTCATTTTTTTCCTTTATTGAGAGTTATTTCCAGCGTCCGATAGCTAGGAAATTTGCTGTTGTTCCAACGGATAGGGTTGAGTTTGAACCTCATTAAGATAAATATAAACACCCAGCAAGATAAATGAAATAAAACGGAATTAAATTAAATAAAGTGAAATGATAAACTGAAACAACATTTCACAGTGTGAAATAAAAACGGACAACAAAAAAAGTCCGCTTTTTGATTTATATGCCATGAGCCAGCGCGTCTTTAACCACATCTAAAATCCGCTTTTTGCCATCGGACTGTAATTTGCCAGAACCATCAATCGGCAAATAAGGTCGCGCTGGAATGACAACCGATTTTTTACGTGCAAATCTACCTCCACCAATCGGAATCATCAAATACGGTGCATTCTTGGCGACAATCTCTCCACCTAAATGATGAATAGCTGCATATTTTTTGTTTGAACCAATCCGTGCAAAATCGTTGCCTGATTGTGTGTTGATATTGCCTGCCAGTTGTCCGCTTAATTGCAGTTTTTTACCACCACGATGGGTTTCTTTCCATTTATCTCCACCCCAGCTTTCGCTTTCAAAGTTATCTTCTGTTATCGATAACAATTCTGCTGCCACACTTGCCATCATCGGTCGGCGGTTTTGTATGTTTTGCAAGAGCTGGTTTAAACTGTGTTCTAAACTTTCACTTTCTACGCTGATTTTAATCATGGCATTAATCCCAGTAATTCAGCCACCCAAGCCAGTTCAGCCAAAGTCAAGGCATTGCGAAATTTTTCCTGTGCCATCATTTCTTTAACCGCTACACGAGCCAATTCGGGTGGTACGTTTTGTACTTTTTTTATCGCTATCCGTGCAGTGCGTTGTAGAAACGTCTGTCCTTGATTGGCATTGAAACCTGCATTGGGCGCAATAAATTGACCGTCCACACGAATGCCTGTGCGTTGGGCGTAACGCTGCTCGCCCGTGTGTTTGTTTTCGCCAATATCCACCGTAATGGTTTCCAATTTGGGCGAAGGCAAAGCCTGTTTTTCGCCACGCTCACGCGAGAGTGGACGAACCCGACAACGGCAACGGTAATCCAACGGTGGATACAAACTGTCCCATACGGGGTCATCTGCGGCATACACACGACCGTGCAATAGACGATGCGTTTCGCGTGTACGTTTGTCGTTAATAGCGACATATTGCCAATAGGGGTGCGTATCTTTGGCGGCGACCATTTCCGCGTATCGAGCTGCCATATATGCGCTTTGTAAAGCCGTTAAATAAATTGTTTTCAGACGATGCGAAGTTCCTAATGTAACCATTTGCGCTTCGCCAGTATCGGGGTTTATTACCTCTTTTTTGCCCCACCAACCTTTGCGTTCTAAAATAGGGCGCAACTCGCGTTCAAAATCTTCAAAGGTTTGTCCTGTTTGAGCCGCTTTAATAACCGCTTGATGAATGTCGTTCGCTACATCTATACCTGCTAATTTCGCAATCGTAAACGCGGAAACATGGGCATCATCTAACATATCCTGCCAATCCCACGATACATCAACGCGCTTTTGTTTCAGGTAGGCAATCGCATTTTCAGGCTGCATTCCAAAAATGGCTTGAATGTCTTCTGGCTTCATCATGCACTCGCTTTCAATTCGTCTTGCACTTCTAACCGTCCAATCAAATCCGCTAAAAATATTAGCCGTGCCAATTCTTCTTGCAAGGTTTTATCATTCATTTGTGGATAGGCTTGGGTAAGTTGTGTCAACACATCATCAGGTGTTGCGCCATTTTTCAGGTTGCTTAAAAATTGGGTGGTTAAATCTTGTCCTTGTTGCGTTAAATCATCTTTCAGGCTGCCTGAAACTTCGTTTTCAAAAGTTTGTGAAACATCGTTTTCGGCAAAATCTGTGCTTTCAGGCTGCTTTTCAGGCGGCAACAAGTCATCATCACGCAAACCATAAGCGCGTTTGTAATAGTGATTGGAAAAACGTGCGCCCATTTGATGTAGAAGTTGGTCGCGCTGGGCTAATTCGGTTGAGCCGTATTCTTCTGCTTCATGCAACACAAATTTAGGTCGCGCTACATCGCCAAAATTCAACTCGCAAATCCAGTCAATCAACTGGTTAAACGTTGCTTCAATCATGCGACTGTCGCTATCCCGAATATCGTCCGTTACCTCCAAACCAGCCGATGCGCTGGCGTGATTGGTGTTGGCTTCGGTGGTTTGGTCTTGACCCAAAAGCGCGATGTTGATTTCGCTGCGGCAATAGCGAATGAGCTTATCATAAGCATCAACCGATGAGGATTTGCCGTTTGCTTCGTGGATTTCCACGCTGCTGTCATTGGGGATTGTGCCAACCGCGTTGCCCATTAAGGCTTCCAGTGCGTCCAGCAATTTGTCGGTGTCGGCTTGGGTGTTGGAACGCGGTTCTTTACCAATGAGCCACGGGCTACCGTATTTTTGCGTAAACTCCGCCCAAAATTTCAGCCCTGCACGTTTGAACGTAACCGCCCAAAACACCAAACCCAAATCGCCTAAACCGTAGGGGTTGTCGTAGCTGGCTTCTTGTTTGGGGCAAAGAAATTTGTATTCAGGCAGCCTGTTATTATGCAAACCGTGTTCAATAAAATACATTTCGCCCTGTTCGCCAAACGCAAACCATTCTTGCGGTTTGACCACGATTTTTTCAGGCAGCCACAATTTGTCGCGTTGCCACACAATTTCAATCGGCTGATAACCGAATAAAGTCGCATTCAAAATATCTTTAATCAGGTTAAAAATATCTAACTGCTCAAAAGCAGCCTGCACCGTATCGCGGACATTTTGCGGTACGTCATCGCCGTCCAATCGCCATTCCAAACGTGCAACGGCTGCTTTTCGTCTGCGGATTTGTCCACCTACCAATGGGTCACGCAACAATTCGCGGTATACATCAATGTGTCGCCCCATTTTGCGTAAAATCGGGTCGGGATTGGGCAAGCAGCAGAATTTAAAATGCCAGAAATTGAAATCAGCATGGATGAGCATAAAGGCTTAGGCATGGTCGGCACAATCAAGTTACCCAGCGGCGTAGAAGCATTAGAGGGGGAGATTACGTGGAACAGCATTTACCCCAATATGGTAGCAAAAGCCTACAATCCATTTAAAGCCGTGCAGCTGATGGTCCGCGGTAATCTGCAAACCTTTAACGCGCAAGGCTTAAAAACCGAAGTGCCTGTTGTGATAACCGTGTCAGCAACGTTCAGCAAAAACGCATTGGGGACATTTAAGCCTAAAGAGAAATCAGAACATCCGACCACATTCCAATCAGCTGAATGCCGTGTCGTGATTGATGGGCGCGAATATCTGTATTATAACGCCTTTACCAATACTTATCGCGTAAACGGTTCGGACGTATTAAGCCAGTATCGCAAAAACATCGGGGCGTAACGCAGCCTGAAAACAATGAAAACCAATCTTTCCCAACATCGGCAAAGATTGGTTTTTTAATGCGTGTTAAAAGTCAGCAAAGCAGCCTGCACTTAAACTGCCACTTTCATCAACCTCGTTTAGGAGAACCAAAATGTCTGTTAATCCAGCACAGCAAATCAAACAAGATTTAGGCGTACAAACCATCGTAACCCTCAAATATCCCGTTCGTCTTGCCACAGGCGAAACCCTGCAAAAAGTAACGGTGCGCCGTCCCAAAGTAGGCGATTTACGCGCTGTGATGCACATTGAAAATGAAGCCGAGCAAGGCTTGATGCTGGTATCGCGTGTAACGGGTTTAGTGCCAGAAGATTTAGACGAGTTGGATTTGAAAGATTTGGAGGCATTGCAAGCCACCTTTCGTACCGAAGAAGAAGCGGTTTAACGCACCCAGTCAGCAGCTATTTCACAAACAGCTATTGGCAGCGTGTGCCGATGTGGCGTGGTGGTTTGGGTGGAGCATTCAAGAAATTTACGATTTGCCATTAGATGAATTTGCCGACTGGCTAGGTGAAGTCAATCGGCAAATTAAGGCGAAGTATCAGAAGAGTTAGTACATTGAGGAATTAACCATTTTGAATGAGTTCATCATCAATATCATCTTCATCAACGTCATAGCCCTTTATTGTGCCAATCAATTCTAAACCACCGAAAAAAGCACCTATCACCGTGCCAATAGCAATGCACGCCATAAAAAATAAACCGATGAAAAAGACAATAACCATGTTGTTGCCCCTATAAATTGATGATTTGAAGGAATTATAAAGCATGTCTGCCGATTTAGCCATAGCGATTAAAGTAGGAGCCAGCGTAGGTGCTGCCCCAGACCTGACAAGTTTTAAATAATAGCCACAATACGGTCAATGCGATTCGCAAAACGAGCTAACCATGGTTTCCAAGATTTGTAACCGTAAAGCCGTACTATGTTTAACACTAAACTAAATAATATAGAATAAATAAATGCTGAATTTCTATTGCGAATTAAAGAGTTATCTTCTTTAAAGTGAACATCTTTTACCCAGTGGAGATTATTTTCAATACCACAATGGTTGCGAATCGTTTTAGCAAAAAATTCTAAATTATCATGATGATAGTTACTTAAATAAAAGTGTTGTTCCACTTTGCGCGAACCATCTGCTTCTATTTTCGTATTTGTAACAACAATCATGCGTTTAGATGATTGCCAATTTTGGCTAACCCATTGTGTACATGGATAAAGAGCAACTTCACGTTGAATTTGTGCGCCTTTCTGTCTTTCCGTTGTTTGAATTTTCGAAAGTATTTGATTATTCTGAAGTTCTTGAAACTCTTTGAATAATCGGATTGCGCCTTTTTTAACACTCACAACGTAAAACTGCCCCAATTCATCAATCTCTACGAGACTTTTTTTGACAATGTAAGGCATCTAATGTCAAAACCAAACCTTTGGTCTCTAGGTTTCTGATGTGCGGATTTTTTCGTAACTGGGTGTATTATCTCTATCCCATGCAATATATTGTTTTAATTCATCAATATTATTAGAAAGGAATGCACCTATTTCGCGATTACCTTTCGCACCGCCCAAAATGGCAACGACAATGACTGTGAGTGTTTTGGCTAGATTATAGCGTTTGCCTGCTCCACGTCTGGTATCGGGTATGCGAGCGAAATATTCTTCTAGTGAGTGCATGGTGTTGTCCATTTGGTTGTTTAAACTTCGTGCATTATACTTTTAATTTAAAACTTGTCAGGTCTGGGATGATGCTGAGTATTAATGACCACCCCGATATTCGCGCATTGTTTGCTGAGTTCAATATTACAGAATTGCAGCTAGCTTATTCTGTGGGGCGCAAAACAGAAAGCCGCATACAGCGTGGTGAGTTGGTCATTTGTAACTACTGATTTCAAGCAGCCTGCAACAACAAAAGCGACTGAAACGTCGCTGTTGAATAGATGGCATGGATTAATGAACACGTTCTTGGGAAATTTCCTGCAAAACTTGTTTTAATCTAGGTGTACGCTGAGCTTGTTTTTTGATGCTGTATGCAATGGCGGCGTAAGCTGTTTCATCATCATATAGCATATATTCAGCAAACCAGCGACCAGCCTTGCTGTCCAAGAAAATGGCAATGTCACCTAAATGTTTATGTGTTTATGTTGAGTGATTTCGCTAATAATAACAACCGCAGTGTCCCAATAGGATTAAGTATTTAAGCCTAAGCGTGCGATTGTGCCAAAGAAGCCATATTCAGGATTGTGGGTATTAGGGATATTCATCATCCTGTCTCCATTAATTGATGACTGCATGATGCCTTTGGTTTATGGTAATAGCCAGCGATGAGATTGCTCAATTTGCACAGTTGTAAAAAATCCTGCTTGCAATAAGCAGGATTTGAAACTTTGTTGCACGGTATGAAATAAATAGTAAGTGGGTTTATCTTGCAAAATGTGGGGAGAATTTCGCGCGTGGCATCATGAGTTCATCTTAAAAATGAACTTAGTATTACTAATAGATAAAGCAGCTACATGACTTGCAGCAGCATGATATGTTTCCATGCTTGTCTCTGTTAAAAAAACTACTGGTGGGAATACATACGCAATCGCGAAATTAACATCACGGGAAACTTCGTCCAAAACTCTTCCAATTACCCCTGTCTGAATCATCGTACCGTCTGGAAACTTAATCACAGTGAAATCGCCAATTTGTTGGCTTTGTGGCATCAAATTATTCATTTCATTTTTATTGGCAAAATAGTCATGAAGATAGCCATAGGCTTTTGTCCAAATGCTTGATGTACTTACTCTGAGTGTTTGTTGCCTGCGGTCTTTTGACATATCGCTACTTGGTGTACTAGTTAACGCGATAACCCACTCACCATTACCCATGTGGACATTTTCAATGCCTGAACGGATAATGCCGTTGGACATGAAATTCCAATAGCCATTACCTAACCTATTAGTATTATTAATTAATCCGCCATACCATTTGTCATCAGAACGCTCTTGAAGCATTAAATTTCCATCAATCGTTCCGCCTGTTTTGGGTAGGTATTCGGTGTGGGTGTGCGCTGCTGGGGCAAACGTGGCTGGCTTGCCTGTGATGCTTGCCCATGTGTGAGTGTGGTTGCTGGCGGCAAAACGTCCCACAACTTTGTTAATCGCGCCCTCCACCCAACTTTCGTAGGCGACGTTTTGATGCTCGGTAACGGTTGGAAAGCGAATACGTGTTTGTTGCGGATTCTTTTCGGACGAAGTAAACAGAAAATTCAAAGATTTACCGTCTATGCCAGCAGGATTAAATTCAAGTTGCCAGTGTCCGCCTTTGACGTTGAATCTGATTTTTTCCCAACCACTTGTTTCGCCAACAATAATGGGATTGGTGAATGTTTTGCTGCCTGCAATGGCTTGGTTGGCAGTTAGGCTGACTTTGTTGGCGGCAAGGTCGTATGCGGCTTTGACGGCACTGGGTGTAGCGGCTTTGTCGGTTGCGGTGCTGCTGGTAGAAGCTGAGAGCATGACAATGCCTTTTGTTGTGCCGCTGGCATCGGCTGGCTTGGCTTGTGTAATCATGTGCCGCAAAGCAGCCTGCAACTGGTTGCGCTCGTTTCGCTTGGGCGCGATGCCTGCGCCTGTAATCACGGCAAGCAGCTCGGCTTGGACTTGGTTTAGCCACCATGCAGGCAAAATCGTGCCTAGCTCGGTGGTGCCGTTGCCGTCGTGAAATTCGTTGTCTTGGGTGTCAATCGCTTGCATTTTTATTGCTCCAAATATAGTGGATTCAATTCAAACTAGGACAAGGCGACAACGACCGCCGTGTACGCATGGTACATAAGGGCGTTGGTAACGCTGTACTAGTTTGAAGTGAATTCACTATAACTAAACCACACTGCGGTGTGGGCTGGTTTTAAATCGTTGAAAATCGTTTCAATCACGCCATCGCCATAGCTGCTCAATCGCTCGCCTGCTGCGCTGCTGCCTGCCCGAAAGCGATACACGGTTTGGCTTTGGCTTTGCACATTAACCACCCACACCCACATAATATCTTCGCGTGCCAATCTATCGCCTGTGCGGTTGATGCCTGCGCGAAAGGGTTGCGGCTCGCTAATCGTAATCGTGTAGCCAGCGGCGCGTGCTAAATCGATAAAATAAGAAATGCTCAAACCGCCAATGGCGTTGATTTTGATGAGAACATCGCTCAATCGGTTGGCGTAGCTTTTTCCTGCGCCGTCCAAACCCAACACGCGCTCCCAGTCGCTCAACAAATCGCCTGCACGATTGGGCTGCATGGCGTTGAGTGCTTCGGCAGCGCGGTTTTGCACATTGCCCAGCGCACGCGCGTCTATTTTGGCTTGGCGTACAATGCGCTCGCCGTTTGGCGCATACGACACAGGCGGCAGCAAGCCAATCAGCGTGTCTTGCAAACTCAATGGCTTCATGGCAACGCGCTCACGTTCACGCGACCCAATCTAAACCATTCCATTGCCGTTTGCGTTTGGGCGACTCGGTTGGCAGCAGGCAGCAGCAACACGCGGTCTATCACGCCTTGCACGTTGCTAATCGCGGTTTGGATTTGCGACACAATCAAATCATCGGCAGGGGCAAGCGTGGCAAAATAGGCTTGCAAAGCAGCCTGCACTTCTGCCGTTGCCTTATCCAGCGTGGTGCTTCCGTCTAATTTAAGCTGCACTTGCACATCTATCGCCACCGCATCGGGGGCGAACACGCGCACGTTTTTGGCGGTAACGGGGCGCACGGAATCAATATAATCTTGCGTTTGGCGGATAACGGAATCGCTGGGCAAATCGTTGCCCGACACAATCGCAATGTCCACCGTGCCTAAACCACGCCGCAAAGGATAAACAAAGGCGTTGGTTACGCCGTCCACGCTCAATGCCCAGTTTTTGTAGTCGTATTGATTGCCACCAGCAGGCGGACGGCGCAAGCGTTCGAGCAAGCGGTCAAGCAATGAAGCATCGCTTTCTGCATCGACACCGCCTTGGGTGCTGACCACGCATTCGCTTTGCACGCCAGCAGGGGCAGCCATAAACTGCCCAGCTGCTTGCGCCACATTGCTTGCCGAACCTGCTTCACTTGCCACCACGTTTACTTTTGCCACACCGCTGCTGCCAATTTGCACCGTTTGCTGCGTAGTAAAAAACCGCTCGTCTTGTTTGATTTGCAAACCAGCTAGCACCACAGAATCCGCCACGCCTTGCACCGTTGCCACACCGCTTGCTAATGTCGCGTTTTTGCGTGTGATACCGCGCAGCGCAGCATGACGTTCCAAATACGCCGTGTCTGCCGTGTCGGGGAAAATTTGGCGCACCAACCAAGCCTGATGGGCATATTGACCGCTGGCGCACGCGGCAAGACGAGACGCGTGGACAAAATGGTCGGAATCGGGGCTGATGTCTGCCGTTGGGTCTAGCGATTGCGTATCGCGCAAAATTGCGTTGCGGATTTCGTCAAAAGTGGGAAGATTAAACATGGTTTAAATCGCGTTTGAATGGGGTTAAAACAGACTAAACAATCGGCACACGATGGTTGTAATCAAAAGCAGCCTGCGCCGTTTGCACTCGAATATGCAGCACCAAAGTGCCGTTGTGCGGTTGCGTGGTCAAAACCGCAATGCTGCTGGCGCGTCCGCTGTCCACAATCGGCTGCAAGGCTTCGCTGGCATATTGCTCGGCAAGCTGGGCAATGCGCTCCACGTCTTTTTCGCGTTGCAACAAATGCAGCAGTGAGCCAATGCTCGGGTCTGCCCACCAGCTACCCAATGGTGTGGTCAAGCGGATATACACCGCGTTTTGCAGATGATTGATGGTGCTGCCCGTGTAGTCGCCTGTGATGGGGTTGAGTTCTTTATCCATATTGCGAATTATGCCGATTGGCGCGTAGGGCAGAGAGTGGCAAGGTTTCGTGCCGAAAAGAAAGCAGCCTGCACTTGGATAGATTCCAAAATGCAGGCTGCTTTTTTATAGTGGATTAAATTTAGATTAGGGCAAGGCGACAACGACCGCCGTGTACAGCTAGTACATAAGGGAGTTGGCAACGCTGTACTAATCTAAATTTAATTCACTATACTGCGCCGCGCCCGTTGTGCCACCGCTGTCGCCCGAGTGTATATGCCCTTGCAACGACACTCCGCCAGCAGTGACATCGCCCGTGGCTTTCAGGCTGCCTGAAACCGTTGCACCGCTGCCTCCTGCAATCGCCATACCGCCATTGCCGTTGATTTGCCCTTGTGCAGTCAAAACTTGGCTGGTTTCCACCAATGGGCTGTTAATCTGCACTTTTTGGCTGGCGTTGATGTTGAGCGTATCGCACACAATTTCTATGATTTTGCCTTGTTTTAACACAATGCTGCTGCCCGCTTGGTCGTAAATTGCCACTTCGCCACTTTGTAGCTGTTTTACGCGCAAATCGCCGTGTTCGCAGGCAATCACAATGCCGTGCGATGTGTCGCCACCCAAAGGCACAACAATCACATCGCTATCGGCAGGCGCGTGGCTGGTAAAGCCAAATTGCTGCAACTGCTCCACGTCTTGCAGCGTTTCGCCGTCCAGCCCTGCCACTTGGGTACGCTGAATCGGCTCGCCCGATTGGGTTAATTTGAGTTTGCCGCGAAAGGCTTGGCGAATACCGTCTGATACGGCTTGTGCCGTTGCTTTGCTTTGTTTGACCATTTTGACTAATGACATGGTGTTTTCCTTTGGTAGGTTGAGACCCAACACGCTTAATCAATCATAATCTCTCTTGTGGGAGAGGGAGTAGATTCGCAGGTCGCGACTACATCATTTGCTTTCTAACTCCTGATTTTGATTCTTGCCGTGCGCAGTTTTCTTTTTGCCTGTTCGTTTTCGGGCGTGGGCGGCTTTTTTGGGATAGGCATCGGGTGTCCACACGCCGTCTTCTTTTAAACGCAATTCGGTGTGTGTGCCGCCCATGCGCGACAGAGTAAAGCGTCTGCCCATAATAAAAAATATCGCGTCTATGCCTTCTTCTTCGTCAATCAAATGCACGCGCTGCCCTGCTTGCCACAGCTTGCCGCTTTGGGTTTTGTGGTCGCCCACGCTAATCGTAATCGTCAAGCCTTCCAGCTGCCAGTCGGATAATTGCTTTTTCGCTTGACGTTTTAGGTTTTCCAGATTATCGGCATCGGCAACCACCACTGTTTTGGGCTTGTGCAAAGTCATGTTCGGGTCTTTGTACACCCACTTCAAATCGTGTTTACCGCTGTTGCCGCTGCGTCCGTGCGATTGGGCGAGAAAGGTTACTTCCGAATAACGGTTGTCGCTGCTGCGTTCAATCGTCAAACTTTCTATATTGCGCCGTGCATCGTTTCTGCTCCAACACAGCGTGGCAACAGGCGGCGATGAATAATCTGCACCGCCCACAATCAACGTACCGTCTGCTTCCAGCCAAATATGCAGCCCAACCGAATTGGCAATATGCGTTGCCGCTTGCCACACGGTTTCGGACGGCTCGATGTCGATTTTGTCCAAAGTTGGATTGCTTTCGGCTTTGAGTGCCACTTTGGCAATATATTTTGACCACGGCTCGACTAGTTTTTTAATCGCGGCTAACACCGTCATGCCTTTGACGTTTAACTGCGGTGCGGAGCAATCGACCAGCAAACACGCTAAATCGCGCCCTGTTAAGCGTAGGTTGCGGCTACCTTTGCTTTTGTCGTGGCGTTGGCTGCCGATGATGCCTGTTAGCACGGTTTCGCCGTTAATCACGACTTCGCAACGCTCGCCTGCCATATTGGGGATTTCGTTTTGCAGCGATGAGACGCCCAGTTCAAAATCAAAGCCGTCTGCTGGGATGAGAAAATCGCTGTCTATGTCGTAGCTTTGCCAGTCGCGGTGTTCTTGTCCGCCAATGCGTACGGCAATGGTGTTTTGATAGGATAAAGCAGTCATGTGGTTTCCTTGTGGCAGCCTGCACGTCAAGTGCTATATCCGTTCATCAACTGCCCTTTAACAATAAAATTCGGGTGCGTTATCTGCGGATTTAAGCGCGTTAATTCATCGCTGCGATTGAAATCGCCATAAAAAGCAAACGCGATTTGTTGCACCGTGCCACTCAAAGGCGCAGGGCGAACCACTAATGGCGGTTTTTGGTTAATCGCGGCAATCATCAAGCGGTTTAAGCAGCCTGCACATTGGCGCATTTGTTCTATCAAGGCTTCGCAGCGTTGATATGTTGCCAAATAAGGCGCATTGTGCAGGGCTTGCATGGTTTGCAGCCACGAGCGCAAACGGGCGATTTCATCGTGCAAGTTTTGGCGCAAACGGCGGTTGATGTGCATCAATTCGGGTGCGGTCATGCTGCTGCCGTGCGCTTCAATCAGCCATAAAGCAGCCTGCATTTGCACACGCAAACCTTGCCAGCGCAACATATCGCGCAATAAATCAAAATGCACGGCTTGGGCTAAATGTTCACCGCCTGCGCGCAAACCAGCCTGCACTTGGCGCGGTAGGCTGTGCAGCGTTTGAAAATCTAGGCATCGGTAAATCAGGCGCGTTGTGGTCATACGTTCACGATACCGGGCCAACATTTGAACGCGTCCGCAACTTCTTTCTCGCCCACACGCCATCGCAGTCGCAATGGTCGCAAGACGATGCGCAGTGGGTACGCAATCATATAAATAGTTGTTTAAATGGCGATATGATAGGCTTGTATCGTCATTCTAAATTTTTATCATTTTTGTGAATACAGGTTCTTACTTGGACAAATCTGTTTGAAAAGAGTGCTAATTTAACACACTCTTAATTAAGTATGTTATACTCATGTACGTATATTACATACACATTAGTCTAATGTAATAGGCATGATTCTCTGACTCGTCCTATTAAGGATTTTTTTGAAACATTTGAATAAGGAAGAATTTATGAGTACCTCTAATAAAGCATTAGGTATTTCAAGTAATTACCCAATATTTAAGCTAAATAATTTAACTTCGGATAATATTATTTCTGCAGAAGAAGCCAAAGGCAATATTGCCATTACTGGTATGGTAAGTGGTACCGCAAAAGTGGGCGATGTGGTAACAGTTACTGTAAATGGTAAAAATTATACTGGTAAAGTAGCTGCTAATAAAACTTTTTCTATTAGTGTTTCGGGTAACCAATTAGTTGAAGATAAAGATAAATTAATTGAGGTGTCCATTGTAACCAAAGTAGGAAATACAACATATCGTTATACGAAACAAACTCAGTTTAAAGTAGACACTACCGCTATAATAACTAAACCAAAACCAGCAGTTATCAATCCAATCATCACTTTAGATGCCAAAGTTGCTGGTGATGACCTCGTATCTTTAGCAGAAGCTAAAGGAAAATTGAATGTAACAGGTAAAGTAGGCGGAAGTGCTAAAGCAGGCGATACAGTAACCTTAATTATCAATGGCAAAAAATACACAGGCAAAGTTGACAACAAAAACACCTTCTCAATTGGGGTAAACGGTTCAGATTTAGCAGCAGATAAAGACCGCACAATTGAAGCTGTATTGAACAGCAAAGACAGCACGGGCAAAGCAGTAAGCGTAAAAGCAACTGATACGTATAAAGTTGAAGTAGCCAAACCAAAACCAGCAGTTATCAATCCAATCATCACTTTAGATGCCAAAGTTGCTGGTGATGACCTCGTATCTTTAGCAGAAGCTAAAGGAAAATTGAATGTAACAGGTAAAGTAGGCGGAAGTGCTAAAGCAGGCGATACAGTAACCTTAATTATCAATGGCAAAAAATACACAGGCAAAGTTGACAACAAAAACACCTTCTCAATTGGGGTAAACGGTTCAGATTTAGCAGCAGATAAAGACCGCACAATTGAAGCTGTATTGAACAGCAAAGACAGCACGGGCAAAGCAGTAAGCGTAAAAGCAACTGATACGTATAAAGTTGAAACTGCAGCCCCCATTGCATCTATAATGCCTAAACCTACCGTGAGTACAGCAACGTTAACATTGGATGCAATAACAGGTGATGACTTATTGAATTATGCCGAAACTAAAGGCGATGTTAAATTGACTGGTAGTGTGGGTGGTTCAGCTAAGAAAGGCGATACTGTTGAGCTGAATATCAACAATAAAAAACAAAAAGTTACAGTTAGTGAAGGTAATAAATTCTCGTTAACGGTTAAAGGGAGCGAGCTAGCAGCAGATAAAGATGGCGCAATTGAAGTGATTTTGACCACTAAGAATGGTGATAAACCTGTAACATTATCAAGTATTTATAATTTTACTGCTATTCATGACGTAAGCGGCACGCATGCTAATGATAAAGGACAAGTAGTAACGCCTTATTTTGTGGATTCAATTTCTATTTCTGATGATAATCGCCGTGGATATTTATATCCAACCACGAAAACATATGCTCGAGCACCAAGAACAAGCTATTATGTGCGCGATGACCAACTAGGTCCAAAATTGCAAGGTAAATGGGCAGGGCCAGGTAAAGGTATTGTTGTGCGCTATAGTTTCGCGTTGAGAAACTACAATGGTGAAACTAATTTCAAAGAATTCTCGGTTACACAAAAACAAGCTGTTCGAGATGCTTTGGCTGAATATGCAAAATATGCCAATATCACTTTTGAAGAAGTATTAGATTCAGGTGATCAATTAGATAAAGGTAATGCCGATTTCCGCTTCTATTTTGATGATTTGAGAAATCATAATGAACCTGGTACAGTTGTTTACAATTCTGTGAAATCTAGCCAGCCAAACTTAATGCCGACCACGCAAAATATGTGTTTATGTTGTGGTGGTTTCCACCGCACAGCACGACATAATAAAACTACTGCTATTGGCTCAGAAGAAGCACAAAATGCAGGCGTCAGTATGACTGCAGGTTATGCTTATTATGGTGGTGATGTGCATATCAATAGCTTGTTGTATGCAGGTGATAAAGCTTTAAGCAAAGGCACATTAAAAGTACCTTATGGCAATGGTTGGTTTGATGGCGGATACGGCACATTGGTACACGAAATTGGTCATAGCTTAGGCTTTAAACATACGGGTAACTACAATGGCCAAAATGGTAAGGCGGAAGGTCCATATTTGCCAGACGGTGAAGAAAACTCTGGACACTCTGTCATGTCGTATAAAGACCTTCGTGATAGTAATCAGAATGTTATTCAAACAGGTCAAGGTTTACAAATTTTTGACTTAGCAGCTTTGCATTATCGCTATGGTGTGAATAAAGCTGAAAATAGTGGTAACAATACTTATCGCTTTAAAGCATACAACAAAGATAAAGTCGGTAACGATATTTATATTTGGGATGGTTCGGGTATTGATACATTCGATGCATCTGATGCTAAAGATAAAGTGACTGTGGATTTAACACCAGGTTCTTGGAACTATATCGGATCAAAAACCAGCCATTTGATTACAGATACATTAGGTCACAAAGTAACAGGTCAATCGTTTATTGGTTATGGTACACAAATCGAAAATTTGATTGGTTCTGCGTTTAATGACACTTTGAGAGGTAATGATGCTGATAACATCATTACTGGCGGCAAAGGCAATGATACTATTTTTGGTGATTTAGGTAATGATACTTTGGATGGTGGTGAAGGAGTAGATCAATTGTCTGGTGGTAAAGGCGATGATATTTATATTGTTGACAACACAAGCGACACTGTAACCGAAGCTGCTAACGAAGGCAAAGACACTGTTATTAGCAGCGTAAACTACACATTAAGTGCCAACGTAGAAAACTTGACTTTAGTTGGTAAAGCAAATCTTTCTGGCACAGGTAATGATTTAGATAATGTAATTACTGGCAACCGTGGTAATAATACCTTGATTGGTGGCAAAGGTAACGATACCTATGTGTTTAGCAAAGCAGGCGGTCACGATACTATTATTACTAGAGGTGGTGGCAATGATACCTTGCGTTTTGCAGGCATTAATATGGATGCTGTGTTAAATAAAACAGGCGGCGTGAAACAAAATGGTAACGACTTAGTCTTATCTGTAAGCAATAGCAGAGACAGTGTAACTATTAAAGATTGGTTCCAAGGTGGGCGAGATGTATTAAAAACATTTGAATTTGCCAATGGCAAAAAAGCTACAGCAGATCAAGTAGCAAGCTATATAAGCGCGTCTAACCAAATGGTGCATGCAATGGCATCATTTGGTGTAGCAACTGGCACATCAAGCAGCCTGAATAATATTGATCAACAAACTTCAACCCCAGTTTTGGCAGCTTCTTTATTGTCATAAATAGAAATGTTCGTATGGATTGAATAAAAATAGGCAAATTAAATATAATTTAATTTGCCTATTTTTCAATAAAAGTTGTTACCAACAATTTACGAAAGTTTGCAGCTTCGGTTTTTGCTGCTACTAATAATGCTTTAAATTTTTTCATGGGGTTAGGCTCCATAATGTTTTAAAAAATACGCTTTTCAGCAAATTAGAAAAGCAAGTTAGAATTTTGTTTTAGGGGGTGAGAATGTGAAACTGTTTGCTGTAAATCTCCTTTAATTAAAAAACTTTTTTCACGGTATGCTTCGGGCTGTGCGGCTGCCTGAATTGGTTCAGCATTAGTTAAAGCCACCGTTTGCACTTGTGGGGAAACTTGAACTTTAATGCTCATTGACGCTTTCTGTAATTGCGGCGTTCCAATTTGTGCAGAGCGTTTGTCATAGGTTTGCATGTGTGTGCGGACGCTATCAACATAAGGGGCTTTATCGTTCCCGTAGCGTTTAAAGCCAGTTGTGAAGTTGCCTGAATAGTAGCAGCTTAACGCTGCCCCGATTGCGTGGGCGGTATTGCCAAAACGCCTTTTAGCGGCGGTATAGCAGTCATCAAAAATTTTAGAGCCTGCTCTTACATTTGCACACGGTTCAAAAATGCTTTCAGCAGTAAAACCGAAGCGGCTCATGTGTTGCTTATTCACTTGTGCTAAACCCATGCTTCATGCCCTTACTTTGTAAGGTTTTAATCACAGAAACGGCTTCTGCTTTGCTTCGTGGTTGTCGGCTCAATTTGCCGTTCACAACGCCAATAGCATAGGGATTAAAAGAGTTTTCTTGTCTAATAATCCCGTGCATGATTTGGGGGTGTACGCCGTTAGTGCATTGCTGCAAAAGAGCGTTATAGTCAATTACCATCCTTCACAGTCCTTCTGAATTAGTCTTTGGCAGGGACATCAACCCATTTGCTACCGCATTGGTATTTTTCGGTTCGTTGTTTAGACCAACGGCTGCCGTTGCCAACGGTACGAGTGCAATAAAAATACTCACTTTTCGCCCTCCACTTGTGGCAGCCAATATTCAAAAATACCCTGTTCTCTATCCACCAAAACCGCCTGCACATCAAAGCCATGCGCCCTAATTTCGCTAATTCGCGCCGTGTGCGACAAACAGCGAAATTTTTCGCGGATTTCATAATTCTTAATCGGCTTGCCAGTCAGCAAATACTGCACAATGCGGTTGCATTGGCTTCCCTTTTTAAACGGATAGGGCTTGTCTTTTGGGTTAATCGGTTGCATAATTGTCTTCCTTAAACATAACTCACTTGCCCTGTTTGCCTTGTTGCATTCAGGGCGTTTTTTTCATTCGTCCAAAATCTTTTGGTAGTGCAAAATCATCTGCTCCGCCATAAACTTGCGTTCTGCAGGCGTAACCATACATGCATCAAGCGGCACAATCTTCAAATCCAGCGCAGCCAACGCCGCACACAAATCTTCCAATTCGCCGTCTTTCATACGGCTTACTTTGCTTTCACTCCAACCCATGGCATCGCTCAACCCTTTTTGCGACAAACCTGTAAGATGGCGCAAGATTAGGCGTTCGTTATTGCGGGCGGTTTCAGTTTGCTTGGAGGATAATTTAGTCATGGATAACTTCTTTATGCAGTTCGCGGATTTTGTCCATGACTTGATAAGACGGCGTTTTTCGTTCGCCATTTCTCAACTTCACAACATAGGTAAGGGAGCCAGGCCTGACAAGTTTTAAATAATAGCCACAATACGGTCAATGCGATTCGCAAAACAAGCTAACCATGGTTTCCAAGATTTGTAACCGTAAAGCCGTACTATGTTTAACACTAAACTAAATAATATAGAATAAATAAATGCTGAATTTCTATTGCGAATTAAAGAGTTATCTTCTTTAAAGTGAACATCTTTTACCCAGTGGAGATTATTTTCAATACCACAATGGTTGCGAATCGTTTTAGCAAAAAATTCTAAATTATCATGATGATAGTTACTTAAATAAAAGTGTTGTTCCACTTTGCGCGAACCATCTGCTTCTATTTTCGTATTTGTAACAACAATCATGCGTTTAGATGATTGCCAATTTTGGCTAACCCATTGTGTACATGGATAAAGAGCAACTTCACGTTGAATTTGTGCGCCTTTCTGTCTTTCCGTTGTTTGAATTTTCGAAAGTATTTGATTATTCTGAAGTTCTTGAAACTCTTTGAATAATCGGATTGCGCCTTTTTTAACACTCACAACGTAAAACTGCCCCAATTCATCAATCTCTACGAGACTTTTTTTGACAATGTAAGGCATCTAATGTCAAAACCAAACCTTTGGTCTCTAGGTTTCTGATGTGCGGATTTTTTCGTAACTGGGTGTATTATCTCTATCCCATGCAATATATTGTTTTAATTCATCAATATTATTAGAAAGGAATGCACCTATTTCGCGATTACCTTTCGCACCGCCCAAAATGGCAACGACAATGACTGTGAGTGTTTTGGCTAGATTATAGCGTTTGCCTGCTCCACGTCTGGTATCGGGTATGCGAGCGAAATATTCTTCTAGTGAGTGCATGGTGTTGTCCATTTGGTTGTTTAAACTTCGTGCATTATACTTTTAATTTAAAACTTGTCAGGTCTGCTCCAAATCCACCCCAAGCACCACTGGGCATTAGCCAACGCAGACGGCTTGATTATCGACAAAATCACACAACAACCCATCGGCATTTTAGAAATCAAAACCGCCAACGCATTCAAAACCAAAGAATGGAGCAACGAAGACGACGGCGTACCCATCGAATACATCGCCCAAGTGCAGTGGTATATGGAAATTTTTGATGTCGATTTCGCCTACATCGCCGTGCTAATTGGCGGAAGTGATTACCGTCATTACCGCATTGAGCGAGACCGCAAACTAGCTGCCGATTTATTGGCACGAGCCAAAGAATTTTGGGAAAACCACGTTATGAAAAACGTACCGCCCGAGCCACAAAACGCAGCAGACGTGCAAAAACTCTATCCGCAAGATGACGGCGAAGCACAACAAGCCGACACCGAAACCCTGATTGCCTACAACGAACTGTGCAGTTTAAAAGCACAAGCCAAAGTATTAGATGAACAAATCACAGAACGCGAAGAGATGCTCAAAACCAAAATCGGGCAACGCGCCATTATGCTATCGGGTGAAGAAAAACTGTTTACCTGGAAAACCCAAAACAGCCGCCGTTTTGACAGCAAAAACTTTCAGGCAGACCACCCCGATTTGTATCAGCAATACACCAAAACCACGCAAACGCGCGTTTTGCGTGTAGCAGGATAAAAAACTGCCCCAAGCGGTTACGGCAAAAACCGCTTGGGGCAGCCTGAAAAACCCAAATCAGCTTATGCCATTTGTGAAAAACGCTGTAAAAAATCAAATGCTTGTTTCACATCGTTTTGAAGATTGGGTTTGAAAGCAAACAGATAAGCAGCACCGTTTTCAGTAGTCCGCCAATTTAACGAAGTCATAAATTGCTTGGTTTCTTCGCTGTATGGGCTGTTGGTCAGCATAGACTGGATTTTTTCAAATTCGGCAGCGTAATGTGCCATTTTTGCCAAATGCGCGAAATACTCTTGATGAGTTGCGGTTTCTACCAATGGCAAAGACGGTTGAATAGGTTGGCTGCCTGAAACGTAAGAATCAAAAGTACGGATTACTTGCAAAAAGAATTTCGCAGAAATCCAAGTTGCATAAGCGTAAACCAATTCTTTGCAAACAAACGTACCGCGATTACGACCGCCGTTAATCACTTGAATAACAGGCAGTGTTGGATTTCCAACAGTGGCATTTTCAAGCTCAATTTCTTTAATCAGCTCAATCGCTTGTTGGTTTTGTAGCCAAAACGTAGGGCGATGACGATTTTCAGAACCGCTTGCACGATGTAAGTCATTTAAGTTGAATAAATTGCCAGATTGGCGAATAGAAGTGTTACCGATTGAAATTGTGTTCATGATGAACTCCTAGTAGTAAAAATTGAGATAAAAGCCCATTTGGGCGGGGTGCTCTCTCCTGCTACTAGACAGGCGCGGTCGTTACCGATACCGCACACCCCAAAGAGTTTAGGCAGCCTGAAACAATCAGAAAGCTCAAAAGTTATGGGGAATGATGTGCAAATTGTAGTAAGCAACAAAAATTCACGTTGGCAGACGTGAAAGCTGCTAGTAGTTTGGAGAGAATGCACATCATACCCCACCCCCTTAAAATCCGTCAAGCAAGACAAAGGGCGCACCGTTTGCCGATACGCCCTAAACCTAGCAGATTTAATTATCCGATTGCTTGTGTTCACGTTTGCCAATAACAAACGTCCCCACCACCGCAGCCAGCACCGCCACCATAACCCACGCGGCAGCCTGCACAAAGCCAAGAAAGGCAAGAAAAATGCAAAAGCCAGTAATGACACACAAAGCAATAAAGCCAAACCACAAACCCATGCGGTTTAATGTAACCGATTGGCGAGCCAAATCGTGTCGTGCAGCTTGTTCTTTTTCCATATACGCCATAATCCGCTCCCCAAAATCAGGAATCGTTTGCGCGTATTCCGCCACGCTTTTTGGGCTAGGCAATGGACCTTGATGAAACGACATTTCTGCACGTTGAATTAAAACCGTTTGCGCTTCTTGTGTGCTAATCACTTCGTTCAACAATTCAGGATTATTGACTACCGTTTGCACAATTTCCTGTTTACTGCTTTCCATGCGATACCGCCTTGATTGCACGATTAAAATCACGCGCAAATTGCTGTGCATCATTTCGTAAAGATGCCGCATCGTCCGCAGGCGAGCTTGGTTTAGGCATAGCGCAAGCAGGGGCTATATTAAAAATAGACCCAATGCCCGACAAAAACGCATAAAAAAGACGAGATGATTTTTTCATTTTCAATCCATATAAATCAATATCCGCTGCGCGGTAGTAGCGCGATAGTAACTTTTAACCTCCACTTTGTCAAAGAAAGGTATTCCCATGACAACCAACACCAACGCCCTACGCGCAGCCGCCAAAGGCAACACCGCCGTTAAAGAACGCACCCCAGCCGACAACTTGGCTGCCCTGCTGGCAAAAGACAGCGTCAAAAAACAAATGGCACTTGCCCTGCCCAAACACCTAACCGCCGACCGCCTAGCGCGAATTGCGACAACCGAAATCCGCCGCGTACCTGCATTAGGAACGTGCAGCCCCGAAAGCTTTTTAGGCGCAATCATGCAATGCGGACAACTCGGATTAGAACCCAGCAACGGATTAGGGCAAGCTTATTTAATCCCCTTTGGCAACGGCAAAGACAAACAAGGTCGCGCCAATGTGCAGCTCATCATCGGCTATCGTGGCATGATTGATTTAGCACGCCGAAGCGGACAAATCATCAGTCTATCCGCCCGAGCCGTGTATGAAAATGATGAATTTAGTTATGAATACGGCTTGCACGAAGACTTAAAACACAAACCGTATGAAGACGGCGACAGCGGAGCCCTCACCCATGTGTATGCCGTCGCCAAACTCAAAGACGGTGGCGTGCAGTTCGAAGTGATGAGTCGTAAACAAATTGAAGCCATACGCGCTCAATCCAAAGCAGCCAGCACAGGTCCGTGGGTAACCCATTTTGACGAAATGGCAAAAAAAACCGTTATCCGCCGCTTGTTTAAATATTTGCCAGTATCGATAGAAATCCAACGCGCCGTCGGTTTGGACGAACAAGCCGAAGCAGGCATCGACCAACGCAACGACACCTTTTTTGAAACAGGCGAATACGTTGAAGCTGACTACATCGTGGTTGAGCCACAAGCCACGCCCGAAAAAGCGGTGTTGAGTGAGCAGGAATTTGAAGCCGTATTAAACGACATCAGCACAGGCAACATCAGCATAGAACAAGTTCAAGCGCAATACGCTTTGACTGACGAACAACAAACACAAATCAATAAACTGTAAGGAAACATCATGCTAAACAAAGCCATCTTAATCGGACGATTGGGCAAAGACCCCGAACTGCGCTATATGCTACAAGGCGATGCCGTATGTAATTTCAGCGTTGCCACTTCTGAAAGCTGGAAAGACCAGCAAGGAATTAAGCAAGAGCGCACCGAATGGCACAACATCACGATGTATCGCAAAACCGCCGAAATCGCAGGGCAATATTTGCGAAAAGGCAGCCTAGTTTACTTGGAAGGCAAAATCCAAACCAACAAATACGTTGGCAAAGACGGCGTGGAACGCACCGCATACAACATCGTGTGCGACATCATGAAAATGCTAGGCAGCAAAGACGATAACGCACCAACCGCGCAGCCAGCGCAAACCGCGCCCATTGCACCGCCAACGCAAAAGCAGCCTGCAAATGCGCCAGTCGCACCGCAAGAAAATATTGACAGCGACATTCCGTTTTAACGCAAAACGCAGGCTGCTTTGTAAACCAAACCAAGCAGCCTGCAACCAAAAGGAAAAAATCATGACCCAACAACCCAGCTTAAAACAAATCCGCACAGCCCAAAAGCAAGCCAAAGCCATTAAGCAAATGCAACGCGTCTTAAAATCCAAGCCATTGACCAAGCAACAAATCAAACAACGACAACAAAACGCCCCACGTATCAGCGCAAAACAAAAAGCCTATCGCCAATATTTAATTGACGACACACGCGAATGTTTTAGCCATGAAGATGCCATTGCTGCCGTCAAAAAAGCCGATGCCAAATACAACGAACTTGTTTATTGTCGCGACTGTTTTGTCCACAACGGCTACTTCCAGCAACTGCACCATGTGTTAAGCATATGCGTAGCCCTATTTGACTGCGACACATGGTTCACAGACGTGCTAGACCAAGCCCAACACGCCCTGCAACAAGAACCCAGCACACGGGACCAAAGCCCCAACCAACGCCGTGCCTTGTTGCAGCCCATTTTAGATATGATTGACATCGGCTACGCCATCATGAAAGGCTTACCCAAAGACACCCAAACCCAAGCAAGTCATTACAGCATGGGCGTACAAATCTATGCCTATTATTTAAGCTTTCACGAATGCAGCCACCAAGCCACCACAGGCTTCATCAACATCGCCAGTGGCATGAAATGGCAAGACGCACTCAAACAAGCAGGCATCAAAGGCAAAGAAAAAATCGAAGCATTTCGCCGACAAATTTTGCAGGCTGCTTTGTGCGTCTACCGCATAGCCGAATGCGATGACCAAAGTATAGGCATGCCTGTGCCGCACAGCATAAGCGATTTGCGCCACAAAACATACAAACGATGGAGTGTATTAGGCGCACTAGCCAACGCCTGCGCGGTTGCCAAAACCAAATACATCACACCGTTTGAAAACAAAACCGCATTGAGCTTAACCGCCAACTTTGGCAAACGCGAAGCAGCCATCAGCAACCGCTTGGCACAGGTTAAATTAGCATGAAAAGGAAAACGAAATGAGACAAGCATTTGAAAACTGGCAACGCAGCATTGGCAACGACGACCGTTTGCAATTTGATGAAGCAGAGCAGCAATACGAAGACATCAGCATAGATTACGCATGGCAAGGCTGGCAAGCAGCCCAACAAACCGTCCCAACGCCCCAACCACAGGAGTAAGCAAAAATGCAGCTAACCGAAACCACCGCGCAAGAACTCATCAAGCGCATAGAACAGCTAGCCCAAAGCCAACAAAAAACATGGCTATCCACGCTAACCGAAAAATCCACCACCTTGCTGACCACCCAAGACATCGCCCAGCTAACCAATTTTAGCTACCACCACACCTACACCGACATTGTCGCCCGACCCGATTTTCCGCGTCCCATTAAAATCAGCAAAGCAGGCAAAGGTCGCGAATGTCGCCGTTGGATAGCAGGCGAAGTCATCAGCTATTTCAAATCACTATCAAAAATCTAGGGCAGGGCGGTTAGAGCATTCTAACCGTCCATTTTTGCCGCCAAATCCTCCGCCCTAGGCGCATAATAAGTATTCAACAAAATCCGCAAATCACGATGTCCCGAAATTTTCGCCAACTCCATAGGCAAATAAATTTGCGCCAACCGCGTCAAAGCCTCGCGCCTACTATCGTGAAAATGCACATCGCCCAAATCCGAGCGTTCGCGCAATTTGCGAAACAGCGCATCAAGCGACCCCTTTGTGATATTGAACACACGCTCATTTTCACGCACCTGAGCCAACAGCTTCAAAATCGCCACCGCCTTCAAACTCAAAGGCACATCACGAGCATAGCCATTTTTAGAATCAGGCAAATGCACAAACCGCCTATCCAAAAACACATTATCCCAAGTCAAAGCCACCATTTCGCCACCGCGCATTGCCGTCTCCAAGCCAAAATAAAACGCCGCCGCCACACGCTGCGTCGATTTCACAGGCAAACAATCCAGCGAAAAACCAGCCACATAAGCAATCGCCGCCGCCATTTCATCAGTAACACGTTGCGTCCGTTCCTTGCCATGGTTAGGCTTATCCAAACGAAGCATAAAATTTTCAGGCAGCAAACGCCATTGCTTGCTTGCCACTGAGCACACATGCGACAACACATTCCATTCACGGCGAACCGAGCTTTGAGCAATATCCGCCATACGCCCATTTGCCCATTCCTGAAAATGCAACTCTGACAAATTAGGCAAACGAACCTGCGCCAATGGCGTTTTCAACACACGCTCAATAATATTGATTTCATTTTTCCAACCGCGCTTTTTGGGACTCACTTCTTTTTTGTAGCGTTCCAACACTTCGGCAAACAAAATATTGGGCGAGCCGCCAAATCGCATGGTTTGCCAATCCGACTCGGTTTTAGCAGCCCACGCTTCGGCATCGGCTTTACGCGGAAACACTGCTGCTTTGCTAATAGCAGGCAGTCCATTTTTAGCGCGATGTCGCACCTGCGCGACCCAGCCACCAGTTGGTTTTTTGCGAATTGTAGCCAT